TTATCATATCCAACCCGTAATAATCGGGCAAAAGGTGGTTGCCAGCCAATGTCACACCACCCGTCAAGTCAACGGTTACTACCTCCGATTTTAGAATGGCTTTGATATTCGCCTTTATTGTTGGTGTAAAGACCCCAAAGAGTTGAGCTATCTCAAAATCTCTCATCTGTACTGTATTTGGTACTGTTACAGTTCCATTGTCGTTTATCATAATCATATTTTTTCTCATAATTATTTTCTATTTATTATCTATTTCGTTCATTGCTTGTCTACGTACCATTAACTTATCCATATCATTTGATATTTTCTGGTCGGTAATTTTTGCATAGACCTGCGTAGTTGTAATATTCGTGTGCCCCATCATCTTGCTGATGCTTTCGATGGAAATGCCAGAAGAAATCAATAGAGTCCCAAACGAGTGGCGGCTCATGTGGTGGGAGAGATTCTCCTTGAAACCTAAAGCAAACCCAGTACTGCTAATCCCATGCCATAGGATATCACGGATAGGCAGAGGGAATACCGGCATTGTATCATCGGTGGTGTTGTAAAGCGAAAGTATCTGCTCGGCAATTGGATGTAAAGGAACGAAAGCCTCGACATTAGTTTTACCCCTCTTCTGACGAATGTACCTTCTACCGTCAGCCGCTCTCCCTATATGGTGTGGATAGAGCCTATACACATCCACATACGCCAGACCAGTAAATGATGAAAAGATAAATATCCTTCGGGCAAGCTCCTGCAACTTATCGGGCATAGGTGTTTGCATCATCTGTTTCAACTGACTTCGGGTGATATGGCGTAACTTGGGGGGATTTTTCTTTTCGTAGGTAACATCTTCAATCGGGTTGAATCTCAATACCTCTTGGTCAACAGCTATATAAATGAGTCTGTTCAGCCAACAAAGACAGTGGTTGATATGAGAGGCACTGTAATCCCGCTCCCTTTTCAGAAAGAATTTGAACGACTCACCAAACTCCTCTGTAATATCAGAAAATGCTATGTCCTCCATTTCTCTTGAACCAATAAAATCACTCAGGTTAAGTTGAGTCGTTTTGGATTCTCTATAAGTAGAGGTCGATTTTATTTCGACAGAACGTATTCGTAATCGTTCACGCTCCACTTCACCAGCCTGCAACAGATAGGTTGAAACAGTATTTACACCGACAACTGTGTTTTTAAGCAGTTCGGCACTGACAACGCCCTGCTCTTTTAATATATCCTCGTAGGTCTGGGCAATACGTTTGCGAAACTCGTCGAGCTTATTGTTTTCTTTGGTCGAGTTGAGTACCCCTTTGTCGCCGTTCCAATGATCGGGATTGCAATAGAAACCTGTTGAAAGAACCGTGCTTTTCCCGTCGATGCTGATACGACAAAGAACGGCGGTTGTTCCATCTGCTTTAACCTTACTGCGGTTGATGTAATAGAGTTGTTTAAATGTGCTACGCATAATGATGTTGTTTTATAATACTAATTCTAAATCTTTGGTTGCCTCAATGTATTTATCCATGTCCTCAAATAGCTTTTTTGGAGTGACACGGGCATAAATTTGAGTTGTCTGGATATTGCTGTGTCCCAACATTTTGCTGATGGTTTCAATAGGCACACCCTCTTCGAGCGTGACCAGAGAGGCAAACGAGTGTCTTCCGGCATGGTAGACAAGGTCTTGGGTCATCCCACAGAGCACTCGTAGTCCTTTCATGTTGGAACGGAGGGTGCTGTATATCTGCGGAGGAAATAGCGTAACCCGCAAATTATCGCTGTATTTTTCAATCAACTCAATTGCTTCGGGTAGCAGTTTGACACGTGCTAACATTTCATTCTTCTTGCGGCGGTATTTAAGCCACAGTTCACCGTTATCATCTTTTGATAAATTTTCCTGTGTGATTGAAACTGTATCGGAGTACGAAGTCCCAGTGTAACAGGCAAAAAGGAATAAATCTTTTGTGATAATGTGCGAATGTCGTCTTTCGGGAATTTCCAAGTCTCGTATCTTCTCAAAATCCTCACGGCTGAGAGCCTTGGGGGTACTTTCTTTCTGTTTGGGAAGTTTGTAGTGAGCGAAATAGAACTTTTCCGAGTGCCCCTCCTTGAAAGCTATTTTACATATCTTCTTTAAAAGAGCCAGATAATGGCGGGTAGTATCCATTGCCATGCCTTTATTTTGCAATACAAAATCCTGAAACTCACGAATAAATTGTTCGTTCAACTGACCAAAAGCTATATCGGTGGCGTTGTATTTCTTCTGAACAAATTCGGCTATTGCTCTACGCGTATAGATATAGGTGGAAATACTACCTGCGGCAACATCAATACCTACACGGGCTTTCTTTTCCTCGGTGTGGCGGTCAAAGAGTTTTAATAAGGTCATTTGAGTGGCTACGCCTCCTTGAAGTGAATTTTTTACATCTTCGGCGTTGAACGGCAGTCTGCGTTCCAAAAGGGAATCATACGACGAATTGATAGACAGCAGCAACTTATCTAATTTCTCGTTTATTTCTACTGCCTCACGGCTCTTGCCATTCAAGCGACTTTCACGAGAGTTCCACAAAGTTGGTGTACAAGATAGCTTGCAGCTAAACTGAGCCATCGAGTCGCCGAAAGTGATGCGCCCCATGATTGGGGTTTTGCCTAATTTGTCGGGACTGCTCTTTTTTAGGTAGAGTAAAACCTTGAATTTTTCTTCTTTCATACACTTATATTTTTAATGAGCAAAGTTACCCATTATATAAGTGCTCTTTTGTATTCAAAATACTGTGTATCAGCGAAAACAAAACAGTTTTAATTTCTTTTTCTGCTTTCAGTTACCTATTGTCCATCCGGTAACTGAGCGGTTAACGGTTTGGTAACTAAAAAGACTCGTAGCTATGCTTCGTTATGAATATTTAGCCAGTGCAAAAACTACGTAAAACGACTAATAATAAACATGTTACCTTTTTCTCTCATAGCTTTTCTTATGTCTGATTTATTGTGAATTAATCACCTCGCTCGCCATACCTTTGCTACCACAACTACTCTCGCAAAAGGGGTTCCCATCGAAACCGTATCAAAAATGCTTGGTCATACCAATATTGAAACCACTCAAATCTACGCTAGAATAACTAATAGTAAGATAAGTAACGATATGAAAGGGTTATCCGATAAGTTTGTGGGCATAGAGAAAATATACAAAGAAGTTGGAATGAATCACTCGCTTAAAGCAGTTGGTAACGAATAGGTAACTATTTTGGTGATAATAAATTATAAATCAAACGAATATGGAGCTACAAGTAATTCAAAATAGAATATATGAGGTAAGAGGATGTAGAGTAATGCTGGACTTTCATCTTGCTGAACTCTATCAAGTTGAAACACGTGCATTAAAGCAAGCTGTTAAAAGAAACATAGACAGGTTTCCAAGCGATTTTATGATACAGCTTACAAAAGAAGAAGCGGATGCAGTCTTAGCATTGGGGGTGTCACAAAATGTGATACCCCCCGGATACAACTTTGGAGCATCCACTCCAATGGCATTTTGTGAAGCTGGTATAGCAATGCTATCTTCCGTACTCAAATCTCAAAAGGCTATACAAATGAACATCGCTATCATCCGAGCATTTATAGCATTACGGCAGATGGTAGCTGGTTATGGTGAATTGATGAAACGTATTGAAGAACTTGAAATCAGCGCCAATATGCAGTTCAATGAGATTTATCAGGCTCTTACCGAATTGGCAAGTAAGAAAGCGATTGAGGAAAAGCCAAGAAATCCGATTGGATATAGAATTAACGAATAAAACATCTACATTATGGATAAAGGAGAAATCACCATCACACAAAACCCGGCGAATGGTTTTATGTCGGTTCAGTTTAAACTGGCGGAAGATGGTACGGTCTGGGCAACCAAATACGAATTAGCAGAGCTGTTCAATGTATATCCAATTACTGCTGGTCCTTTTATTATTTCAACTTGTTCTACATCGTTATCGTCAACGCCTAAGGGATGATTTTCGCTAAACTGATAATTTTCTATACGCACTCCATTGCTCAATACCAAAATATCGTTCATTGAAAGTCCTCTGATAACGGGTTTAGAAACTCCTTGTCCTTTGGAAATCATATCTACTCCGGGA